GGATGGTTTGTACCAAGAATTTAAAATGGATTCTAGTTTGTTAGATGAATATGAAAATAAGTGGTTTGAAAAAGTAGAGCAGTACGAAAAGATTAAAGCCACTTCATAACTTCTTCGCCTAAAGTCTTAGCACTAATTTTAACTTTACCTTCAAGTGATCCTAATATCATTGTATCAATAGAATCTTTTACAATTAAATCTATATATGTGACCTTAGCACCTTGACCAATTCTATGAGCACGATCTTCGCTCTGGAGCCTGACTTCAAGATTGTAACTGTTACTATAGTAAATAACATTCCTAGCAGCAGTAAGGGTAAGACCATAACCACCAGTAGTAGGGTTCCCAACGAGGAAGCGACATCGATCATCAGATTGGAAACGTTCAACAGCATTCTTACGAACTTTAACTGAATCTTTTCCGTATATAGAAACCACTGCCTCTTTTCCATAGCGCTCCTCTAATTTAGTTTTAATCATCTCAATATTGTAAACATAGTTAGCCCATATAATACACTTATCTTCCGTCTCCTCCAATATGTTAAGAAGCTCTTTTAGTTTAGGATTACTTTTAAACTCATGTATTTGACCACTATCTGTATTAAGAAAACCACAAGTAATTTGGTGTAGTCTTAATACTTCGGTAAGTTTATTACTAAAGCTAACTGTCTCATCATGTATAATAGTCATGGCTTTACGTTTTAAATCTGAATACATTTGTTTTTGTTCATCAGTTAATTCTATATATCTTTGAACATAAACTTTATCAGGTAGATCTAGGCAATCTTTTTTTCTTACTCTATATGAAAAGTTTTTTAATCTATTCTCTAGCTCATCAAGATTAGTATAATATTTAGGAAACATAACTACCTTGCCCCCCATATCAACTTGATGCATAACAGCATATCTATTTCTAAAAACAAAATAACTATCATAACCTAGTAAAGATTTATCTAAGAATGCACACTGTGTATATAAGTCTAAAGGTGATTTAGTTATAGGAGAACCTGTAAGTATTCTTTTATATTTTAGAAAGCTTCCTAATTTAACAATAGCTTTAGTTCTTAGTGCTGAATTATTTTTAATAGTAGTACTCTCATCTAAAATTAACATAGACTGTAAACCATATTTAATTAATTTAGACTCTAACCATTTCTGGCCACTCTTATGTGATAGAGCTTCTACATTCATAAGAACAAAGTTTAATTGATCTATACCACCAAAGTTAAACAGCTTATCCGAATCAACTTTCCAAGTCCAAATATTAGGGTCCACTGATGAATGAGTTTTAATTTCTTTTAACCAATTTAAATAAACAGTTTTAGGAGCTATAACAAATACATGTTTTATTTTATTTTGTAAATACAACCAACAGGCATTATCAATTGCAACCTTAGTCTTACCAGTTCCCATCTCCATAAAATAGGCATAGTTATTAGCTTCCGCTCCTTTAATAAGAGCTTGGCGTTGGTGTTCGTACGGTTGTGTTTTATAATTGTACACGGAAACTTTTTAAATTATTTGTTTGCATATTGCAATTAATTAATATATTCCTTTTCTGAAATGGAGGTTCATATGGACTTAGAAGCAGAATCAATCATAAAGATTGATACCGGCAGTACCAACGATATTGCCGAATCTTGCAACAAGTTATTAGAAACTCAGGAACAAATAAAAACGGCTGAAGAAAAAGTAAAGAAACTTAAAGAAATAGAAACCGTTCTTTCTGAGCAGACAATTCCAAACTTGATGCAAAACACCGGGGTACAAAAGATTGAACTCAGCGATGGTACAAAAGTTGAGGTCAAACCTTTTTACGCTGCAAGGATACCTATATCAAAAACTGATGAAGCATTTACTTGGTTGAGAGATAATAACCATGGATCATTAATTAAAAATGATGTGTCTATGAGTTTTACTCGTAACCAAGATAATGAAGCTAAGGCTTTGGTAGAGGAACTTAGAAACAAAGGTCTTGAAGTCAAACAAAAAGAATCAGTGCACCCTAGTACCTTAAAGGGATTTGTTAAAGAGCAAATTGAATTAGGTAAGAATGTGCCTGCTGACTTATTTGGGACCTACGTATCAAACAAGACGAAACTAACCACGAAGGAGTAAACATGACGCAAGAGCAAACGAAACCTCAAGCTAAAGAGGTTATAAAAAAAGCAGATAACTTACCAGCAAGTATGGATCTAGAATCCTTATCTGGTGAGGGTCAAGAGTTTGTAACAGCTCGGGACCAAAAACTACCAATCCTAAAGATACTATATGCCAACTCACCAGTGCTTGATGAAAGTGATGGTAAACATGTGGACACTGCTAAACAAGGTGACATATGGAGTGAGACATCAGGATCTGTATGGAAAGGTAAAACAGGAGTGATAGTTGTTCCTTGTCTTTACATTAATACTTTTAATGAATGGAAAGATAAAGGAGACAGTCCAGGAAGACCAGTAGGTATTCATACTGACCCAGCTATCATGTCTCAGACTACAAGGTCGGCAGACAATAAAGATAGATTGCCTAACGGTAATTATATCGAGGATACTGGTAATCACTTTGTTTATTTGTTGGATGACAATTACAGTCCAATCGAACAAGCACTGATAACTATGAAGTCCACACAAAAGAAAAAGTCTAAGACTTGGAACTCTATGATGCAATCAAGAAGAGTACAAGGGGCTAAAGGTTTTTACAGACCTCCTACTTGGGCTACCACTTACAGACTAAGCACTACTAAGGAATCTAATTCACAGAATTCTTGGTATGGTTGGGTTGTTGAGTTTGATAAATACTTAAGTCCTGAAAAGGATCTTAAAGCTTTAGAAACTACTAGAGCATTTTATCAATCAGCAATGAAGAGTGATATCTTTGGTAAAGTAGACTTTTCTGATGATCTCAATAAAGCACAAGAACCTAAGAGCGCTACACCGTTCTAATGGAAAGGGAACTCTTAAATTTATTTGAGGGTAACTCTGAACTGTTCATCACTACCTCTCTCACTGGAGAGGTAGATGAACGGGGCAAGCATGTTGCTAAAACTTTTACGGTTCACGAACCTGTTACTCTTAAACTGTGGAAGGATCACTTAGAAGGTGCTCAAAGAATAGGAATAAAACCTGAGAATGGTGATGTAGTTAAATGGGGTTGTATAGATATAGACCCACAAAATTATAAAGGATTTAGTGAAAAGAAAATTGTAGATATTATTAGAGAACACAAACTACCTTTAATACCTGCTAGATCTAAGTCTGGTGGTCTACATTTATTTATTTTTCTAAAAGATTGGACACCTATAAAAGATATTTTAAAAGTTTTACACGAATGGAATAATGTTTTCTTTCAATCATTAGAAGTTTTTCCAATGAACAAATGTATGAACATGCCATACTTTAATATGGATGCTACTACTGAACATGCTTACGATGATAACAATAGTCCAGTATTGATAGGAAGATTTTTAGAATTAGCTAAACAAAAAACAATAGCAATAGAAGATTTACTTAAATTAAAAATTAAAGAATACGAACCAGAAAGTAATTGGAAACAGTATCCACCCTGTTGTCAAAAATTAATATCAGAACCATGGACTGGTAATCACAGAAACGATTTACTTTTTAATATGGGTGTTTTAGAAATGAAAAAAGCAGATGGTAATCTTACAAAAAAAGAAGTGACTGAGATTTTACTAGAAAGAAACAAACAAATATTTAGCACTCCCTTACCAGAGAAAGAAGTTATAAGTACAGTAGCTAACTCAGTAAGTAAAAAGAATTATGCTTTAAAATGTAACACACCCTTATGTGATAAAGAAAAATGTAAATTTAGAAATTTAGGTATTGGTTCTCAAGTACCAGATATGATAGAGGACTTTAAAGATATAGAGTATGTAAGAGATACTAAGTCAATACAGTTTACCTTTGAATACCAAGGTCATAAAGTTTCTGTCACACCAGAAGATATGAAAGATGAAAAGTCTTGGAGAACAAGATTGTTAAGGTATGGGATATACTGGATGACTTTACCTAGACCTAAGTCTGGTCCACCACCATTTGAATTATTATTAAGAGAGTTAGTAGTTAGAGCTCAAGAAAATGTTTTAATGAAATATGAAGATACACTTGAAGAAGAGAAGTACACTTTCTTAAAAGACTTCTTTGAAAATCATATAGAGGAAGATGACTTTGATAAGTTAAAAGATAACTATGTAATATTAGATAGTAAAACAAATGAATGTTACTTTAGGAAAATTACTTTAGAAAGATTCCATGGTAATAAAAAAATATTTAAAAGTATTAAAGAAGCTTTAGATGTTTTAAACTGTGAAAGACTAGAGTATCATGAGGGTGTTAAGAATGTATGGAAGGTTCAGATGCCTGAGTTTGTTGAGCATATGAAAATAAAATCTAAACAAGATAATAAAAATAAAGAGCCAACTGAAATGGATGATGACTACCACACAGGAAAATTTAGAACTTGAAAAACTTAAAAGCCTTTATAAGAAAACCATAAAGATTTTTGGACCACCTGGTACAGGAAAGACACATACCTTAATTGAAAAAGTATTAAAGGGTCATTTAAAAAAAGGTATTCTTCCTAGTGAGATGGCCTTCTTATCTTTTACTAACAAAGCCGTTAACACCGCAGTAGCTAGAGCAACAGAAGCTTTTCCATTATACACTACAGAGGACTTCTATAGATTTAAAACATTACACACTTATTGTAGAAGATATTTTTCTGAAGATGTATTTGATCCTAAAGATTGTACAATCGATTTTGCA